GACAGTTGCAAAAAACTTATAGATGCGTTAAGACACTACCATAGGAAGTTTATAGATAAAAACAGAATGTTTAGATCTAAGCCTGTACATGATTGGAGTTCACACGCTTGTGATGCTATGCGTTACCTTGCAGTTGGAATCCAAGAAATAAATACTAGACAATCTGCACCGCAAAGTGTAGCAGATAACGAATATAGGATTATTTAAATTATGGGATTCTTATCGCCAAAAATGCCAGCGTTGCCACCAGTGCAACCTTTACCTGAACCGCCAAAGGCAGAACTGTCGGCTGAAGAGAAAGCAAAAATAAAAGCTGAGCAAGATGAAATTATTAGAAAACGAAAAGGTAGATCAAGCACAATACTAACATCTCCACTTGTTGAAGAAGCAACAACAGAGAAAAAAACTTTATTAGGAATGTAATATGGGTGGTCCAATACCAAATCCTTTTCAATCTAAACCATCTGCACCAGCTCCAACTCCGCCACCTCCTGTGGCTGTAGCACCAACAACTGCAGAAGTATCTCAAGCAAGTGCAACAGATATGGATGCTAAAGGAATTAAAAGAAGAAGACGTGGTAGATCTCCAACAATATTAACTGGAGCTGCAGGCGTATCAGAAGGTGCAACTTTAGGCACACCAACTCTTTTAGGATAATTAAATGGGTGAAACAGATTTAGTAAAAGATCTCTTAAAGAGATTTGGAAAATTAGTAACACAGCGTCAAACTTGGGAATCGCATTGGCAAGAAGTGTCAGATTACATGATGCCAAGAAAAGCAGATGTAACTAAAAAAAGATCACAAGGCGATAAACGATCTGAGTTAATATTTGATTCATCTCCATTACATGCTGTTGAATTATTATCAGCATCTTTACATGGTATGCTTACTAACCCTGCAACACCATGGTTCTCATTAAAGTTTAAACAATCAGATTTAATAGATGAAGATGCAGCGAATGAATGGTTACAAGATGCAACAGATAGAATGTATGAAGCATTTAATAGATCAAACTTCCAACAAGAAATATTTGAATTGTATCATGATCTAATTACATTTGGAACTGCTGCAATGTTTATTGAAGATGATGAAGAAGACATTGTTAGATTTTCAACAAGACACATTGGTGAAGTTTACATTTCAGAAAACAATAAAGGAAAAGTAGATACAGTATTTAGAAAATTTAAATTAACAGCACGTGCTTGTATTCAACAGTTTGGTGAAAAGAATGTTTCTAAAACAACTAGAGGCATTGCAATGAAAGATCCTTATGAAGAAATTACAATCTTACATGTTGTTTATCCAAGAGAGAATTACGATCCTAGAAAAAAAGATAACAAGAATATGCCATTTGCTTCTTGCTATATTGAACCAGAAACTAAACATGAAATATCTCAATCAGGATTTAATGAGTTCCCATACGTTGTACCACGTTACTTAAAAGCATCATTTGAAATCTATGGCAGATCTCCTGCTATGACTGCTTTACCAGATGTTAAGATGTTAAATGAAATGTCTAAGACAACTATTAAAGCTGCACAGAAACAAGTTGATCCTCCACTATTAGTTCCTGATGATGGATTTATATTACCTGTTAGAACAGTACCAGGTGGATTAAATTTTTATAGAGCTGGAACTAGAGATAGAATTGAACCATTAAACATTGGTGCAAATAATCCATTAGGTTTAAACATGGAAGAGCAAAGAAGAAATGCTATTAGAGATGCGTTCTATGTAAATCAATTAATGATGCAGAATGGTCCACAAATGACTGCAACAGAAGTTGTGCAACGTAACGAAGAGAAGATGAGATTACTTGGTCCAGTATTAGGAAGACTACAATCAGAATTATTAAGACCATTAATTGATAGAACATTTGCTATTCTACTTAGAAAGAAATTATTTAAACCAGCACCAGATTTCTTAGCTGGTCAAGATATACAAATTGAATATGTATCTCCACTTGCTAAAGCACAAAGAGCTTCTGAGTTACAATCTATTATGAGAGCTATTGAAATATTTGGATCATTATCAAACATTGCTCCAGTATTTGATCATGTGAATATTGATAACCTTGTTAAACATTTAGCTGACATTGTTGGAGTTCCTGCTAAGGTATTAAACTCTAAAGCAGAAGTGAATGCGATTAGACAACAGAAACAACAACAACAAGATCAAGCAATGCAAATGCAACAAATGCAACAAATTGCACAAGCTGGTGGAGCTGTAGCACCTTTAGCTAAAGCGTTACCTGAGGAGGCTAGACAATTAGTAGCACCACAAGAATAACAACTGAAAGGAAAATAAATGGAAGAACAAATAAATAAATTAAAAGAAGTATATAAAATAGTTTTTGAATCTGATCATGGCAAAGAAGTTATGAAAGATTTAGAAAAGAGATGCCACTATAATGCTACCACAAATGTTAGAGGGGATAGTCATGAAAGTGCATATATGGAGGGACAACGCAGCGTTCTTCTATTTATTAAAAACATGCTGCTCAATGATAAACTAAAAGGAAAATAAAATGTCAGAAATACAGACAACTGAGGGAACTCAGCCTGTTGCAACTGAACAGACAACAACTGCAACAGCACAACCAATACTAAGCTCAACACAACAACAAACACAACCTGTATCTGGTAAGACTTGGAAAGAAGCAATCTCTGAGGAATACAGAAAAAATCCAAACATAGAAAAATTTACTGAACTAGATGCGTTAGCTAAAAGCTACATCAATGCAGTATCTATGATTGGTACAGATAAAATTCCATTACCAGGAAAATCTGCAACAGATGAACAATGGAATGAAGTGTATAATAAATTAGGCAGACCAGAGTCGCCTGATAAATATACTTTAGAATTAAAAACTGATGTTGCTCCAGTTGATGAAAATATCATCAAAGGTTTTGCACAAAATGCTCACAAGCTAGGTTTAAATAATAAACAAGCTCAAGGCATATTAGAGTTTTATAAACAAACTCTAGAAGGCTCTGCAAAAGAAATGTCAGTAAATATGGAATCAGCACAAGCTGAAGCTGCTAATATGTTAAGATCAGAATGGGGTAAATCCTATGATGAGAACTTAAGAAAAGCATCAGCAGTTGCTCAAACATATTTAGAACCAGAACTTCTAGATACTCAATTAAGAGATGGTAGCAGATTAGGAGATAATCCTAAGATTATAAAAGCATTTGCTAACATTGCTAATCTATTATCTGAAGATAAAATTATTGGCACAGAAGCTGATAATGTTCTTCAAGGTAGAGAAATTGAAAAAGAAATTGAAGAATTAACATCTGATAGACAAGGTGCTTATTGGAATAAAATGCACCCTAATCACAATAAAGTGGTTAATCAGGTGCTAGCATTAAGAGAAATGCTATCTCAATAAACTTATTGCAATCAAATCAAAAATACTATATTGCGATTTCTAGGGTGATTTTTAATTAAATCGCCTTAGAAATTGTAAGACAATTCTATTAGAACCTTACATGCCTGTTGGAAAGACAACCGACTAACAGTCGTTAAATGCAAGATAGCCTATCTATAAGGTGGGGAACTTTCTGAAACTAAACTTAAACTTAACTTAACAAAAGGAAATGACACTATGTCAAATCAAATAACAACTGCTTTTGTACAGCAGTACAGTTCAAACGTACAAATGCTATCTCAACAAATGGGATCGTATTTAAGAGGAGCTGTGGATGTTGAGTCAGTAGTAGGAAAGAATGCTTTCTTTGATCAAGTTGGTAAAACAACTGCTCAATTGAGAACATCTCGTCATGCTGACACTCCACAATTAGATACTCCACACTCTAGAAGAAGAGTAAGTCTTGCAGACTACGAGTGGGCAGATCTAATAGACAATGCAGACAAAGTTAGATTATTAATTGATCCAACTTCTTCTTATGCAAAAGCTGCGGCTGCTGCTATGGGAAGAGCTATGGATGATGTAATTATCTCTGCTTTAGGCGGTACAGCGTATTCTGGTGAAACAGGATCTACATCTGTATCTCTACCTGCTGGTCAAAAACCATACAGTGGATCAAACCAAACTGATGGTCTGACTATAACTAAATTGTTGGAAGCTAAAAAAATCCTAGATTTAAATGATGTTGATCCATCTATACAAAGATATATTGTGTGTGGACCAAAACAAATCTCTGATTTATTAGGCACAACTCAAATCACATCTAGTGATTTCAATACAGTTAAAGCATTAGCACAGGGTCAAGTTGATTCTTTCCTAGGCTTTAAATTTATTGTTAGCAATAGATTAGCATTTGATGCAACTAACACTGACGACAGACTTGTATATGCCTTCACTCAAGACGCTATTAAATTAGCGATTGGTCAAGATGTTATAGCGAGAATTGATGAGAGAGCTGACAAATCGTACAGCACTCAAGTTTATTACGCTATGAGCATTGGTGCAACAAGAATGGAAGAAGAAAAAGTTGTACAAATTGCTTGCGACGAATAATCTAACAATAGGAGAATAAAAATATGGCAAGCGTAAAAGGCGTAAATATAACAAACCTAGATGCTACTCCAGTTGTTCTATCTTCTTCAGAAGAAGTAGGTGGAAAACTAAGAGTGTTCTATGACACATACGAAGCAGTTTCTGTTGCAAGTGGTGATGATATCACTATTGCAAGGATTCCTGCTAACGCAACTATTCATGACGTTATCATTAAAGCTGATGCTTTAGGATCTGGCGTTACTTTGAAAGTTGGTGATTCAGGTGATGATGACAGATATTTATCTGTTGTTGGAACTTGGAACGTAGCTGGTCAAAGCCAATCTATGTCAAGTGGTTCATCTACAGGAGCTGCAACTACTGCAGTAACTGGTATTGGATACAGAACTACAGCTTCAACTGATATTAAAATTACTACAGGCGGTGCAACTGCTTCTGGTACTATATTCAGTTGGGTTTACTACACAGTAGAATAATACTACTTTAAATAGTGGGGACTAAAAATCCCCACTATCCATCATGAAAAAAACCAACGAAATAAAAACCATTTTACATTTACAAAATAAAGATTATATCTATCGCTATGTTCTAGTTGATAGATTTAAACATACATCAACTGCACATCATGGTTTTGATAAAGATCTAGAACTAACAGAAGCAGAAATATTTGCTTTAGTTAAACCTAGACAATTAAGACGCAAATATATTATAAAGAAAGACTAGTATGGCTTCAATTGTTCAAATATGTAATGGTGCTTTAAATCAATTAGGTGCATCTACAATCTTAACACTTACAGAAGATTCTAAGAACGCTAGGCTTTGCAATGCTAGATATGAGAATGTAAGAGATGCAGTATTTAGACATCATCCTTGGAACTGCTTACAAAAAAGATTACAACTTCCAGCAGATACAGAAGCTCCAGCTTGGGGATTTACAAAACAATTTACACTACCTGCAGATTGCTTAAGACTACTTAGAATATTTGATTATGAATCTGATCATTTAGTAGAAGGTAGAAAGATATTATCTAATAGTTCTACAATGAAGATATTATATATCTCAAGAGTTACAGATCCTAATGAATATGATGAATTACTAAGAGAAGTTTTATCTGCTGCTTTAGCTGCTGACATTGCTTATGCAGTTACATCATCTAATCCTGTTGCTCAACAAATGTATCAACTTTACCAAGAGAAATTAAAAGATGCTAGATTTGTAGATTCCACTGAAGGATATAATACAGATCCAGAAGCAGGATCATCATCTGTTATAGATTCAAATACATTTATCAACTCTAGGTTTTAATAACCATGGCTAGAGTTGCGGTACAATTAACAAACTTTACTGGTGGTGAATTATCACCACGACTAGATGGTAGAAATGATTTAGCTAAATATTCATCTGGTTGCAAAACTTTACAGAACATGGTTGTGTATCCTCATGGTTCTTCAGCAAGAAGACCAGGTACATCATTTGTAGCAGAAGTAAAAACATCTTCAGCTAAAACAAGATTAATCCCTTTTGAATTTTCAACAACACAAACTTACATCTTAGAATTTGGTAATCAGTATATTCGTTTTTATAAAGATAGTGGCGCAATACTAGAAGCTAACAAAACAATCACAGGTATCACTCAAGCAAACCCAGGTGTTGTTACATCATCATCTCATGGTTTTGCTAATGGAGATACTGTTGTTATTTCTGGTGTTGTAGGAATGACACAGGTAAATGGTAAAAGATTTAAAGTAGCCAATGTTGCAACTAATACATTTGAACTACAAGATATAGATGGCAACAATGTTAATACATCTTCTTATACTGCTTATTCATCTGGAGGTATAGCAAACAGAGTTTATACATTAACCACAACTTATTTAACTGCAGATCTATTTCAAATTAAATATGCTCAATCAGCAGATGTAATGTATTTATGTCATCCTGATTATTCAGTTAAAAAATTATCAAGAACTGGTCATACCTCTTGGACTTTAACAGAAGTAGATTTTACTGATGGACCATACTTAGATGATAATACTACAACTACAACATTTGGTATGTCTTCACATACAGTTGGTACTGGCAGAACTTTAACAGCATCTTCTACAACAGGAATTAATAGTAATACAGGTTTTCAATCTACTGATGTTGGCAGACTTTTTCGTTTTAGAGATGGTTATGGAGAAATCACAGCAATCACTAGCACAACAGTTGTAACAGCAACAGTTTTAAAAGATATGGCTTCTTCATCTACTTCAACTGACTGGGCATTAGGAGCTTTCTCAGATACCACTGGTCATCCTTCTTGCGTATCTTTTTATGAACAACGATTAGTATTTGCAGGAACAGAAGCACAACCACAAACATTATATTTTTCTAAATCTGGTGATTATGAAAACATGCACGAGAATAGAGGTGGAACAATTGCAGATGATGATGCAATCATTTATACAATCGCATCTAACCAAGTTAATGCAATTAGATTTTTATCTGCAACACGAACTTTAATTGTAGGAACAGTAGGTGGTGAGTTTTCAGTATCAGGTGGTGGTACAGATGATCCTATTACTCCAACAAATATATTAATTAAAAAACAATCTAACCATGGCTGTGCAAATACAGATGCAATACCAGTTGGAAACGTAACTTTATTTTTACAACGTGCTAAAAGAAAGATTAGAGAACTAGCTTATAACTTTGATGTGGATGGTTATGTTGCACCTGACATGACAATCTTAGCTGAACATATTTCTGAAACTGGTTTTAACGAAATGTCATATCAACAAGAACCTAATCAAATCATCTGGGCTGTAAGAGAAGATGGTCAATTAGCTGGTTTAACTTATCAAAGAGAACAACAAGTTGTTGCTTGGCATAGACATATATTTGGTGGTTCATTTAGCACAGGTAATGCTGTATGCGAAAGTGTTGCAACAATTCCAACTAATGACAAAGAATATCAAACATGGGTTATTATTAAACGTACCATCAATGGTGTTACAAGACGTTATGTAGAATACATTAATCAATTTGATTTTACAGAAACAGATAATACAACATTTAATTTCTTAGATTCACAACTTGCTTATTCTGGTTCTGCAACGACTACTATTACTGGTTTAGATCATCTTGAGGGACAAACTGTATCTGTTCTTGCAAATGGTTCAACACATCCTGACAGAACAGTATCTGGTGGATCTATAACTTTAGCAAGATCATCTACTAAAGTTAAAGTTGGTTTACCTTACACATCCATATTACAAACTATGAGAATAGATGCTGGATCTCAAAATGGAACATCACAAGCTAAAACAAAACGAATTTATAATATTACAGTTAGACTTTATGAGTCTATTGGTGTAGAGGTTGGACCAAACTTATCTAATATGGAAACTATTCCATTTAGATCCTCAGCACAATTAATGGATACAGCTATTCCTGTATATACTGGGGATAAGGAAGTAGAGTTTAGAGGCAATTACGAAACAGATGGATATATCTATGTTCGTCAAACTCAACCTTTACCTTTAACAGTTTTATCGTTATATCCAGAATTGGTTACAAATGATGGCTAATAAACTAATTATAATTCCTTATAAACAAAATCATGGTAAAATAATAATGCAATCACAGATGAACCACATGCTCACACAAAAAGATGCACAGTTTATTATTAATGATACCAACAAAGAATGTATGGATTTAGAACAAGAGCATTTAGCATTTACAGGATTAATTAATGATGAAGTAATCGCTGCAGCAGGTATGAAAAGAATATGGGGTAATGTTGCTGAAGGTTGGTTTATTGGTAAACAAGAAGTTTGGAATTATCCAATTACTATTGCAAAAGCTGTAAAGCAAAACATAGATTATCTTGCGACATCTAATAATATTAAAAGATTACAAACAGCAGTAAGAGCTGACTTTGGAATTGGAATTAGATTTGCTAAGTGGTTAGGATTTACTAATGAAGGTTTAATGAAGCATTATGGATTTGATGGTGCTGATCATTACAGAATGGCAAGGATATATTAATGGGACTAGAAACAGCAGCTTTAGTAGCAGTCGGTGGTTTAGGCGTAGCACAATACCAACAACAAGGTGCTACTGGTAAATTTAATCAAGCAGTTCAAAATCGTAATGCACAAATATCTGAGCAAGAAGCTGCTCAAATGCAAAAACAATTAGAGTTTGATTTACAAAGATTTGATCAACAATTTGATAAAATACAAGGTGCAACTACAACATCAGTATTAAAATCTGGAGTAGCATTAGAAGGTGGAACTGGATTAAGATTATTAAGAGCTAATGCTGTTGAAGCACAATTACAAAAAAATATTATGGAATATAATTCTAAAGTTGGTCAAGCAAAAAAAATGGAAGAAGCTAATTTTTATAGAATACAGGGACAGATTGCTAGACAACAAGCAAGATCTGCACAACTAAGTACACTATTCTCAACTGGAACATCTTTACTTACAATGGGTGGTGGATTCAAAGGTGCTGGTAGATTTGATGGTGCTTCATCAATGTCGCAATATATGTCTAATCCAACAGGATACTCAGGATCATTCTAATGCCAAGAATCCCTACATTTACAACACAAGCAAGACCAACAGCAGAAGTAGGTGCTGTTCAAACTGGAATACAAGCACCACTAGATAATACTTTATCAAAGATTGGTGCAGTAGTTGCTGATTATTATACTAAAGCAGAACAAGCATCTAATGTTCTTGAGGCACAAAAAATTAAAAATGCAAACATAGATAAGATTTCTGAATTAACTAGAGTTTCTGGAAACATATCTAATCCTAGAGTTGCATCTGAAACATTCTCAAAAGGATATAGAGATATAGTTAATCAATCTTTAGCAGGTATTAGTAATTCAAATCTTAAAACATTAGTTCAAAGTAGTTTTAATGATGATGAATATAAATTTAAATACCAAGTATTAAATGCTAGTGGAAAATTATTAGAAACAGAAACTAAATCTATATTAGATCAAACAACTGCAACTCGTATTGCTGAATCATTAAAAACAAATAATCCAGAAATTATAAAACAATTACCAAATGAATTAAATACTTTTTACGAAAAATATAATAATGTAGATCCAAATCTAGTTAATGTTTATAAACAGGCATTAACTAAAAAAATAGAAGTTGGAAGTTTTTATAACAACCTTAATTTAGATCCAGCAGCAACATATAAATCATTTGAAGCTGGTGCTTATCCATCTTTAGTTGGCGAAGAAAGACAACAATTTAAAGATAAAGCATTATCTGAAATTACTAAACAAACAACATTATTAGAAAAACAAATTACTTTTCAATCATCAAGAGTATTTAACAATAAATTTAAAGGTATGTTTGATGGTGCTTTTTCTCAAGATGATATTGTTAATGATGCAGATATAAAAGGAATACCAGTATTTAGTCAGAAAATGCTTAATTTAAATAATAATATTCAAGCTGGAAAAGTAACTAAAGTTCCAG